ATCTTCATAGTGAATTGATGCATGGTGCATTTAGAATCATTAGATCTGTAATCCAAAATAGAGCTCCAGACGCGTGGGACACCGCTCGTTCTGTATTGGAACTCGAATCAATCAAAACGTATGTAGTTGATTATGATACTGTCTATATGACTGAAAGAGGTAACAAAAGTGGAGAATATCTAACTACTGTTATCAATTGTATCTGTAATGATATACTATCATACTATGCCTGGATTAAAACCACAGGTAATGATGATTTGAGTGAGTTTCGCAATAACGTCTCCGGAGTGAGTTTTGGAGATGACAAAATCGAATCTGTATCAGATGAATACGCTGAAAAGTACAACTATTTCACAGCGAAAGACGTAATGAGTTCAATAGGACATATTATCACACCCGGAGCTAAAGATGGAGTGGAACGCAAGTTCTGCCCTGTCGATCAAGCACAATTTCTTAAAAGAGGACTTGTCGAGTGGGAAAATCTTATTGTAGCACCATTACTCCAACGATCTATCGAGTCACCATTTGTTTGGACTCAGATCGAAACATCAGAACATGAGATCTGGTATAATCTTGTTGAACAAACTATGTTCGAAGCTCTGCTTCATGGACAGGATTATTATGATCAATTCCGCGAAAAACTAGGAAAATGTAATGATGCCGATTTGAGAGGCTCTCTAGCTTCTTTGCTAAGCGTCGATTATAAAGTCGCCAAGCGTAAGTATCTAGCAAGGTACTATGAAAATAAGACCCATTTATGTACTTTGGAGAAGTAATCGTATTAGCTATCGTTTTAGTCTGTTTATACGGATTCTATGATACACTGGTGGAGGCGTTAAGGCGCCACCAGAATGAGATCAGATTTAATATCGAAGATGACAACCGTGATAGGTGATCTGATCTTTGATTCTAAGAAAACTCTTTTCGAGATCTTAGATTCTTTAGACGTACCTCAAGTTTCAGCTCTTTTAGATGAAACTAACATACGTCTCGACGAAGTCAACGACCAACTTAGGCAACTAGGTGCAATTGTTGATTCTAATCAAGCAAATAACAACGCGTCGTTTATTGCAGTAAATACGCAATTAGACGCTTTGAATGCTGAAGTGGTCGCACTAAATCTAGCGATCGCTCCAATCTCTGCTCAAGTAGTAAGTCTTGAACAAGAAGTAGCAACTCTTTCAGCTGCTGTATTACCATTAG